TTTTTTTATCTAAATAATTAGAAAAAATGGCAAGATCGTCGCAGATAGAGAATAGAAATTTTCTATCACCAACTGGATTTAAATTTAGTTTGAAAAGAAGTCCAAGAGTTGCATTCTTTTGCAATCAGGCAAATATACCTGATTTAAATTTAGGACTGGCAGTACAACCATCGTACTTAAAAGATATTCCAACACCAGGAGATAAAATTGAGTTTGGTGATTTAAGTCTTCGTTTTCTTGTTGATGAAAATTTAGAAAATTATATGGAAATCCAGAACTGGATCCGTGGATTGGGATATCCTGAAAGTGGACAAGAATTTCGGGATTTGGTAAAATCTGGTGCAGAAAATGGTATTTTGTCTCCAGAAGGAGGTGGAGACAACATATACTCGGATGGAACCTTACAAATTTTGAGTAGCAATCTAGTTGCAAAGTTTAATGTTAATTTCAAAGATTTATTTCCATATTCATTGTCAACTGTAACTTTTGATGCCACAGATACAGACATTCAATACTTTACAGCAGACGTAAGTTTCAAGTATACTATTTACAATATAACTACGCTTGGTGGCACTCCTCTATGAGTATTGATCTTGATAAAATTCAAGAAATGTGGACTAAAGACTCTAAGATAGATCCTGATAACTTACATACAGAGTCTTTAAATATCCCTGTTCTTCATGCAAAATATTTTGATTTATATAATACTATCTTTCTTTTAAGAAAGAAAGCAGAACAACAAAAAAGAAATATTCGTCACGAACGATATGAGTACTATTCTGGAAAATCAGACCCAGAAGTCTATGTCGATAATCCATTTCCAAAAAAGATTCGTGACAAAGACACAATGCAAAAGTATCTTGATGCAGATGAAAAACTATCTACAGTCTGTCTGAAAATTGATTACTACGATACAATGTTGGTTTATATTGAAAGCATTTTGAAGATGATCCAAAACAGAACATATCAAATTAAAAATGCTATCGAATTTATGAGATTTAACTCTGGACTAGGATAGATAAATATTTCTAGATGAATGGATTTATGTGATTGATACAACAGCAAATCTTGTTATTTCCAAGTCCAACGAAGTATTTTTAAAAATCAATACGGAACCTCATATTGAGTATGAGTTGAGAGACCATTTTAAATTTGAGGTTCCTAATGCCAAATTCATGCCACAATATCGTGGTAGGAATTGGAATGGAGAAATCCATTTATATGATATGAGATCGAAACAGATTTATGTTGGTCTCTTAGATAAGATTGTATCTTTCTGTAAGCAATATGGATACACTTATAAGTTTGAAGATAATAAATTTTATGGTGCCCCATATGAAGAGAATGAGCAAATCTCTTATGAGGGTGTCAAGGATTACATGCATTCCATTTGTGCCCATACTCCCAGGAAGTATCAAATTGAGGGAGTATATGGTGCCCTAAAGCATAATAGAAAACTATTGATAAGCCCCACTGCGAGCGGCAAATCACTGATGATTTATTCTCTCGTAAGATATTATGTGGATAAAGGCGAAAAAATTCTTCTAGTTGTTCCGACGACATCTCTTGTAGAACAGATGTACAAGGATTTCCTTGATTATGGTTGGGATGCTGATTCATATTGTCACCGTATCTATTCTGGTAGAGAGAAAACGAATGAATATCCAGTAACAATTACAACTTGGCAATCTGTATACAAACTAGAGCGTTCATTCTTTGAAGACTATGGTTGCATTATAGGTGATGAAGCACATTTATTCAAGAGCAAATCTCTAATTGAGATTATGACAAAACTTCATCATGCAAAATATAGATTTGGTTTTACTGGAACTTTAGATGGAACACAAACTCACAAGTGGGTTCTTGAAGGTTTGTTTGGACCATCATATAAGGTAACAAAAACTGAAGAACTGATGAGGCAAGGGCACCTATCCCAGTTGGATATTCAATGCCTAGTTCTAAAGCACACTCCACAAAATTTCCAAACTTATGAGGATGAAATCCAGTATTTAATTTCTCATGAGCAAAGGAATAACTTTATTAGAAACTTAACTTTAGATCTAAAAGGAAATACTCTTGTGCTATTCAGCAGAGTAGAAGCACACGGAGCAATACTTTACGACAAGATAAATAAAAACAAAGGTGAAAATCGTAAAGTATTCTTTGTCCATGGCGGTGTTGATGCAGAAGAAAGAGAGTTAGTTAGAGAAATAACGGAAAGAGAAAACAACGCAATTATTGTTGCCTCTTATGGAACTTTTTCTACTGGTATCAACATTAAAAATCTCCATAATGTTATCTTTGCCTCACCAAGTAAGTCACGTATTAGAAATTTGCAATCAATTGGACGAGTACTTAGAAAAGGAAAAGACAAAGTAAAAGCCGTCCTTTATGATATTGCTGATGACTGCACAAATAAATCAAAAAGAAATTATACTTTAAATCATTTTATCGAAAGAATTAAAATTTACAATGAAGAAAAGTTTAACTATGAAATAATTACAATTCAGTTAAAGGTATGATGGAAGAAGATTTTTATGCAACACTAAAATTAAAAACAGGTGAGGAAGTATTTGCCAAAGTAGCAGCTTCTGAAGAAGAAGATAGAACACTGCTCTTAGTTTCAAATCCTGTTATAATATCTGAGATTAAAACTAAATTTGGTGTAGTTGGATATAAAGTAGAACCTTGGTTGAAAACAACAACAGAAGATTTATTCATTTTAAATATTGAAGATGTTTTAACTATGTCAGAATCTTCAGATATTGAAATGATTATGATTTATCAGAAATTTGTTCGTCAATCACAGAAAGACTCAGGCAATCCATCCAAGTTAAACCGAAGAATGGGATATATTGCCAATGTGAATGATGCTAAAGAGATACTAGAAAAGATCTTTAAAAGTAGCTAAAGCTAATCTTTTCAACCTCCACAAAGGTAATTGTACAGGTTTTGAAGTACCTTGTCAAGTATTTAAAAGTATGTTAGTATTCATACATAATAATGATAAAAACTTATGATTACCACAGCAGTTATGGTTCACAAAAAGAGGTCTGAGCATTATGTTAATAATAAGGAGTTTCTTGCTGCACTAATTAAGTATCGTGAAGACAAAGAAATCGCAGAGATTCAGGGAAAACCAAAACCTCCAATTCCACGCTACATCGGAGAGTGTTTCCTGAAGATTGCCAATCACCTTTCCTTCAAACCAAACTTCGTGAACTACATGTTCAAAGAGGACATGATTTCTGATGGTATTGAGAATTGCGTTCAGTATATTCACAATTTCAATCCAGAGAAGTCACAAAATCCTTTTGCATATTTCACTCAAATTATTCACTATGCTTTCCTCCGTCGTATTCAAAGAGAAAAGCGTCAGTTAGAAATCAAGAACAAAATTCTTGAGCGTTCTGGTTTCTCAGAAGTTTTTGCAGATGACAATACGGTTGACGGTGGTAACTATTCCGACTATAATTCAATTAAGGATGGTGTCCATAGTAAGCTTCGTTATTGAATGAAAGTTGCAATTATTACAGATCAGCACTTTGGAGCAAGGAAGAACTCTAAACTCTTTCATGATTATTTCCTAAAGTTCTACAATAATGTATTTTTCCCTACACTCGAAGAGCAAGGGATTACTACCGTTGTAGATATGGGAGATACTTTTGATAGTCGTAAAGGAATTGACTTCTCTGCTCTCTCTTGGTCTAAGAATAACTACTATGATCGTCTCCAAGAGATGGGTGTAAAAGTTCATACCATCGTTGGAAATCATACTGCATATTATAAGAATACTAATCAAGTAAATGCAGTTGATTTGCTTTTACGAGAATATGATAATGTGACTGTTTACTCGGAACCAACTGAAGTGATGTTGGGTAAACTACCCGTACTTTTTATACCTTGGATTAATCAAGAAAATGAAGCAAATACTCTTAAACTTATTGAAAAGACATCTTGCCCGTGCGCGATGGGGCACCTTGAACTCCAAGGATTTAGAGTTAATAAACAAATCGTCATGGAGCATGGTTTGGAGAGCAAACTATTTGAAAAGTTCTCCAGGGTCTACTCTGGACACTATCACACTAGATCGGATAACGGAACAGTCTTCTATCTAGGAAATCCGTATGAAATGTTCTGGAATGATGTTAATGATACCAGAGGATTTCATATTTTTGATACTGAAACGGTAACTCACGAACCTATCAACAATCCTTTTAGATTGTTTTATAACATCTACTATGAGGATAATGATTATCAAACTTTTGATACTCGTGAGTATGAAAATAAAATCGTAAGAATTATCGTCCGTAAAAAAACAAATACTAAAAAGTTTGAGAAGTTTGTTGACAAATTATATGCATCCGGAATAGCAGAACTTAAAATTGTAGAGAACTTCCAAATAAAAGAAAATGAGGAGTTTGAAGCATTTGAGTCTGAAGATACCCTTTCTATTTTGAATAGATATATTGAGGAGGCAGAAATCAATCTTGATAAATCAATCGTCAAAAAAATGATTGATGAGATATATCAAGAGGCATGTGAACTAATCTAATGTTTATCCTAACAATTAAGGGGAGAGAATCTGAAGGCGCATACTCAGTATCTGATGATGATGGAGAACAAATATTATATTTGTTTGAAGAGGAAGATGATGCAGTTAGATATGCTTTGATGTTGGAAGATAATGATTTCCCCGAAATGCATGTAATTGAGATAGAAGATGATGTAATGATAAAGACCTGCGAAATTCATGATTACAAGTATGTGGTCATCACCCCTAATGATATTGTGATTCCTCCCGAGACTGAATATGATTTTATTTAAAACAATTCGTTGGAAAAATTTTCTCAGCACTGGAAATCAATATACTGAAGTTGATTTTAGAAAGAATAAAACAAATTTAATCATCGGAACAAATGGTGCTGGTAAATCCACTGTTCTTGATGCTCTTACTTTTTCTTTGTTTGGAAAACCTTTCCGAAAAATCAATAAACCCCAACTTATCAATTCTGTGAACGAAAAGGATTGTAAAGTTGAAGTTGAGTTTTCTATTGGAAACACTGAATGGAAAGTCGTAAGGGGAATTAAACCTGCTGTATTTGAAATCTGGAGGAATGGTGCTGTTTTAGATCAGTCTGCAGCTGCTTTGGATCAGCAAAAGTGGTTAGAGCAGAATGTTCTTAAAATGAACTATAAGTCTTTTACTCAGATTGTAATTCTGGGTAGTAGTACCTTTGTACCTTTTATGCAACTTTCTGCTGCTCATCGAAGGGAAGTCATTGAAGATTTGTTGGATATTAAAATCTTCTCGTCAATGAATTCTCTGATAAAAGAAAAAATCAGACAATCAAAAGAAGATATCAAAGTTCTTGAACTTAAGAAAGAATCTTTCCTTGATAAAGTCAAGATGCAACAGAGTTTCATTGAGGAACTTGAGAATCGTGGTAATGCCAATATAAATGCCAACAAAGAAAAGATTGCCAATTTAGATAGTGAAATTGGCAATTACTTGAAAGAAAACGAGTCTGTAGAGGAACCACTTAGAGCACTCATTCGTGAGCAAGATTCCCTCACTGGATATGCTGAGAAACTCCGTAAGTTAGGAAACCTTAAAGGTAAGATATCTCAGAAAGTATCTACGATTACTAAAGAGCATAAGTTCTTCACTGAAAATACGGTATGCCCCACATGCACTCAGTCCATTGAGGAGACCTTCAGAATAAATAGAATTAAGGACGCTCAAGATAAAGCAAAGGAGTTGCAATCTGGTTATAAAGAACTAGAGGAGGCAATTAAAGAGGAAGAAGAGCGAGAGCGTCAATTTAATACTCTATCGAAGGAGATTTCTAAATTAACGAATGGCATTTCTCAAAACAATATTCAGATTAATGGATTGCGAAAGCAAATCAGAAATCTTGAACAAGAAATTCAAGTTCTTACCGAGAACCTTGCAAACAGAAATTCTGAACATGAGAAACTAGAATCCTTCAAAGAAAATTTAAAAACTACATACGACGAACTCGCTTCTAGAAAAGACACAATTAACTACTACGATTTTTCGTATAGTTTGCTTAAAGACGGTGGAGTAAAAACCAAAATCATTAAGAAGTATCTACCGCTGATAAATCAGCAAGTTAACCGTTATCTTCAGATGATGGATTTTTATATTAACTTCACTCTTGATGAGGAATTTAACGAAACCGTCCAGTCACCTATTCACGAAGATTTCTCCTATGCTTCCTTTAGTGAAGGGGAGAAAATGAGAATCGACCTAGCACTTCTTTTCACTTGGAGAGAAGTTGCAAGAATGAAAAATTCAGTCAATACAAATCTTCTCATTATGGATGAGGTGTTTGATTCTTCCCTTGATGGTGAAGGAACAGGTGAGTTTCTTAAGATCATTCGTTATGTGATTAAAGACGCTAACATCTTTGTTATCTCCCACAAGACTGGTCTAGAGGACAGATTTGAAAGTGTCATAAAGTTTGAGAAAGTCAAAGGTTTTTCGCGTATGGTGGTCTGAACCACCTAAGAATAATGAAAGTTCCAAACTGGCAACACCACTCCCGCAAGGAGCAGAAACGAAAACTTAAACCGCAAGCACTGAGGCAAGCCAAAGCACGACTCGCCCATTTCAAAAAGCGTCACATGGGTCGTCCTAAGGGCGACCTTTCGTTGTATGATGGGTACATACGAAACGAAACCGATGCCTGTTCGCCACGAAATCAAATCTCAACTTGCCAAACTGCTTGCCACTGAGGATTTGGTGGTTGAGCACAAGAGTGTTTCTACCGCTTGCTTCAATGTTCACACTCGGGTCTTGACTCTTCCTCTCTGGGAGAAAGCAAGTGGAACTGTCTATGACCTTCTTGTTGGACACGAAGTAGGACACGCTCTCTTCACTCCTGATGAAGATTGGTTGGATAAAGTAAAGGTTCCTCAACAGTTTGTGAACATTGTTGAAGATGCCCGTGTAGAAAAACTGATGAAGCGCAAGTATGCTGGACTTGCTAAGACTTTCTTTAATGGTTATAAGGAACTGAACGAAGAAGATTTCTTTCAGATTG